ATTTACATTCGAGGAACATCCAAGTAAAGAAGGTTTATTTATCTTAAGAGGTGAAAATACTCCAGGTGTAACTCCTGAGAAGGAAGAGCCTAAACCAGAACCCGAAGAAGAAGAAATAGATGATTTAGTAGACGATTTAGTAGATGATGCCGAAGAAATATCTGAAGAAGACTTTTCTTTTGACGAACTTTAATTGTGAAATTAAAGAACTTTATAGATAATTCCATTATTTAGATACTTTTTATATTTATTTAATGAATTTGAAATAATATGGCATTAAATTTTGGTAGTGTTGCCAGCATTAACACAAACGCTGGAGGTAGTTATTTAAGAGCTTGGAATATTTATGATAATGTTAAATTTGAAGGCATTAGTGATGAAATAAGTGGAAACCGCCAAGACGGTGGAACTTGGAGAGCTTGGGACTTTACATTTACAAGTCCACAAGGTTCTTATAGAGAAAGAATTTTTGAACCTAATGAACAAGGTCAAAATAGACGTAAAGTTCAAAACGCTAATGGCCACGAAACTGAACTTCCTTCTGATATGGAAAGAGTTCTTTACTTTGCAGCTCAAGTTGTAGATACTTATGCAAAGGATAAGTATGAAAAGTATGTACAAGCATGTGCTAAAATTAGTACATTCGATCAATTTATCGCACTTTTACATAAAGTGTTAGATGGAACAACTGTAACATCAAATCTGCTATTAGCAGGTCGTAATAATAATGGTACTGTATATGCAGCACTTCCTAACTTTGTAAGAGTTAATAGTAAGACTAGAGAGGCTTATACTTCTGAAAGATTCTTAGGAGATTCTCTTGGATTCTCTGCTTGGGAACTTCAGCAAAAGAAAGCTTATGAAAGTGCTCGTCCTACAAATATGCCTGATGAAGGTAATGATGGAAATACAGTAGATACTCAGTCTGACGAAAACTTTGATGACTTAATGGCTGATTTGTAATCCTCAAAGTAAATAATTATATTTGAGGTATTAATTAATATGAATATATGGATTTCAGAATTAAACCTCAGATTGATAAAAATTATTTACTTTCTTATTATTCTGAAGAAACTTATTTAAGTCATTATTTAAATCTTCCTGTTAAAAAAGGTTTATTTAAGAACCCTTTAAGGAGAGATAATAAAGTGACTTGTTCTTTTTATAAAAGTAAATCTGGAGATATACTATTTCACGATTTCGCCACAGGTGAACAGCTTAATTTCATTGGTGTAGTAATGTCTAAATATAATGTTGGATATTATGAAGCAATGAGTATTATTGCAGAAGACTTCGGATTAAAGGAGTCTAAACGAAACTCCAAGAACTATCAAAAACTCTCAATCAAAGATGCTCCTAAGTTTGAAGACTCTGGTCCATCAAAAATAGGAGTAGAAATCAAAAATTTTACAAAAGCTGAACTTGATTGGTGGAAAGAATATGGTGTGTCTCCAGAAATACTTAAAAAATATAATGTATATTCTTGTAAAAATGTATTCTTAAATGATAAATTATTTACTACTAATAGCAAATTAACCTTTGGATATTATGGTGGTAAATTAGAAGGAATGGAATTATGGAGAATATATTATTCTCAAAGGGAACAATATAGGTTTTTAACTAATTGGCCTTCTAAAAAAGTCCAAGGATATAAACAGTTACCAAAAGAAGGTAAATTATTAGTAATCACAAAATCAATGAAAGATGTTATGTGTTTGGCAGGGCTGGGAATATCAGCTATTGCTCCAAACTCAGAAAACATTTTTATTAGTGATAAGATGTTAGAAGACCTTAAAAAACGGTTTAAACACATTGTCGTATTTTATGATAATGATAGACCTGGACTTCGTAATATGGTCAAGATTAGAAAAAATCATCCAGAATTAAATTTCTTTTGGATACCTTTAGACAAAGAAGCTAAAGATATAAGTGATTTTTATAAAAAGTTCAAAAGACAAAAGACTTTAGAATTTATTAAAGAAAGTATATTAAAATTAAAATAGCAATGGCAAAACGTTAGAAAGAATTAAATACTTCTTGTAGAGCCACTTTTAAAGATGGTCATACAGAAGATTTTGCTTCTATTGAAGAAGCTAGTGAAAAAACTGGATTAAGTGTAGCCAGTATAAAAATACGCTGTAATAAAAAAGGATGTGGAGGAAAAGATAAAACAACCTTTGAATGGTTAGATGAACATACAAAACGCTCTTATCAAGCAAAAAAGAGTAGAAATAAAGGTAGTGCTTGGGAATTAGAAATTGTGCATAAGTTAAATGAATTAGGGTTTGAAGTAAAAAATGCACGAGGTGAAAGTAAATTCCTTGATAATAGTAAAATAGATATTGCCGATATGAGAGGAGATTTACCTTGTAATATACAAGCTAAACACCTTGCAAATACTCCAAGTTATTTTGCTATAAGAGACGCATGTCCAGATAAAGAAAAACCATTCTGTATATTATGGAAACAATCATCTACTGGAGAAGGTAATAGCAAGGGCAGTATTGCTATGATCCCAACCGATTTTTTCTATGAGTTATTACAACTTTATTTAAATAAATGAATAAATATATTTGGGCAGAATTTGAAGATGGCGAAGCTATGCCTGTAATTAAAAAAATAGTCGCCAACAATTATAAAGAGGCTATTGAAAAAATAGCTGAACAGTATGAAGAATATTTAGATATGGAACTTGATTATGATAGTTGGGAAGTATTAGGAGATTCCCTTGATGAACAAGGTGTCCATATCAGCGAAAAGTTATTAGATATAGAAGAATTATAATGTTAAGAATAGGATTAGATTTAGATCAAACAATTGATGATTTTTATGGGGCGTATTTTGAAAGATTTGGTATTCCAAAAAAGGAAAGTGAAATCACAAAGAATGTTCAAAGAAAGTTATCAAAAGATAAAGAGTTTTGGCTTAATTTGCCAGTACTTAGGCGTCCTAATTTTGTACCTGCTCTTTATTGCACCGCGAGAGTAAATCCTAAATCTTGGACTAAACAATATTTGGAAAAAGAAGGATTTCCTAAAGCTCCCGTATATCAAGTTCCTGGATATTGTGCTGATAAAGGAATGAGAATTAAAGGAAGAGTAGATGTTTTTATTGATGATTCAGTACACAATTTCGAGAAACTTAATAAGGATGGAATCCCTTGTTTGTTAATGGATAGTCCTTATAATCAAAATTATAATACAAAACATAGAATTTATAATCTTGATATAATAGAAATCGAAATTGCATATAAGAAGTTAAAAAATGAAATTAAGTGAAATTAAAATTACTCCAATTATCGAATCTTTGAGATTGGAGAATATTGATGATGATGTATATTTCTCTGAGAAGTTTGCTAATTATATTAGTAATTCAAGGCTAAAAGATATAGACCCTGATGAAGAAGGAACTCCAGAGAAATTCTTTGAAACAAGACCAAAACTTTATAGTGATAGTTTGTACTTTGGAAGTGCTATTCATGAATTGACTTTACAACCAGAATCTTTTGAATTGGTTGAAAATATTGATAGGCCTACTGCAAAAGCAGGATTTATGGCTGATGAACTTTATAGTCCAGATGGTATAACTCCTACTGATGAACAAATTATTGAAGCCTCTAATAAGATTGGTTATTATAAGGATAAAATGACCGAGAATAGAATTACAGAACTTAGAAATAAATGTAATGCTTATTGGAGAAATCGTGCTCTATATGAAAATGGGAAGACTTTTGAAAAGAATCAAATTTATATAGATGAAAAAGGAAGAGAAAAAATAGACAAATGCTTAAAGTCTTTAAAAAAGAACAAAGAAATTCAAGACCTTCTTCATCCTAAAGGAATTACAGAGGATCCCATTGTTGGAAATGAGCAAGCGCTTCTGATGGATGTTCTTGTAGAAGCTCCTGGTAATAAACCTTTCAAATTAAGACTCAAAAGTAAACTAGATAATTTTTCTATTGATAAGGAATCTAACACTATTACTGTTAATGACTTAAAGACTACAGGTAAATATATTACCCAGTTTGATGGTGCTGTTGAGAAATATCACTATTATAGGGAAATGGCTTTGTATTGTTGGTTATTAAGTCTTTACTGTAAACATAAGTTAGGAATGGAGAAACCAATTATTAAGAGTAATTTCTTAGTAGTAGAAACTTTTCCAGATTTCTATACTAAAGTCAGTCCAATGACTTCTAAACTTTTTAAGAAAGGATTTGATGAATTTAGTAAATTGTTAAAACTTGTAGCATTTTATTGTTGTGATGGCAATGGATATGAAGGATTCCGAGAGGATGTCGAAACTGACATACCAACAGAGAGCTGAATTATTTAAAGATTTATTTAGTTTAGGTTTTATTAATTCAGATATCAATGAAAAGCTCGCCTTAATAGCTTTAATTGGTTATACAGTTATGAAACTTAGGGAAAAGAAGCCGGATGTATCATATTATCAAGTAGTTAGAAAACTTGCAGAAGGAACTGGACTACATGAAGAACTGATATGGGCTATTGCGATAATAGCTGAAGACTTTTCCTACGGTTGTAAGGATTTTCCTAAGTTTGGTTTGGAAGAAAAGCAAATTGTTCCGAAAATTAAGGATATTATGAGAAAATATATGCCTTTTTAAAAATACAAGTTAAACTAAATATTTCTTTTATTAACACTTATTAACACTAGTCTGCTTGGATTAGGTTTAATAAGTGTTTATATTTGTAACACAACCTTCGAAGAGAAGGTGATGATGATTAGATAATTGTAAATTTTTAGATGATTTTTAATGAAAATGAATTAATATTTTACAATTATGGAAACAAAGTTTTTAAATTTTAAGAAAGTAGAAGTAACAGGAGCAACAAAAGAAGAAGCAGTAAACAAAGCCCCATTTTTCATTCAAGGAGATGCAACTCAGGCATATAAGAATTGGAAGAAAAAGCAAGTAAACGGTGTTACCGAAGCTGGAACTAAGGAGTTTATGTTAGAGTATCTTGCAAAGAAATCTAAGAATGCTCCAGGTATTGGATTTGCTATCACAATCGAGGCTGCAGTGCCCGATACAAGAGAGCGTCCTTACACATTTAAAGATGTAAAGAACGAGCAGGGAAAGAGAAAGTATAAGACTACTTATCAGCTCGTAGACAAAGCTACTGGTGAAATTATCGCTTCCACACAGGAAACAAAAGCCAAGGCTAAGGAGATTGCAAAGAACCTTTATAAAGAGAAGGGTTATAAAGGAAACATTATTTGTACTTATACTAAGCAAGTTGCTGAAGGTGAGCCTGTTGCTTTCGAAGTAACATATACTCCTTCAAAGAGTTCTAAAGTAGGTACATATTTAGTATTTGGTATTGAAGCCTAAACTTCTGCTTTTTGATTTTTAAAAAGTAACTATTAATATGAAGGGGTGGTTATCGGATAATATCTGGTAATCACCCCTTTATTTTTTTGTCTAATCTGATTACTACAGTTCTGAGAAGAACTTACATTTATGTGTACAAAATTAATTAATAAAATAAGTGGGGAAGAATTTTATAAGAAGATAACATTAGGAAGAGATGAGATAATTAATTCAGAAGAAAGATTAGAACAATTTTTTGGCCTTTTTTATGTATATTCAACAGGAGGTGGTATTTGGTGTGGTAAAACAAAATATCCGCATACTCGAAGTGCTAATGATGGGTTATTTGAAATGGAACTTAAATCAGGTGAGAATTTTTATGTTTTACAAGAATGTAAATTAAATAATAAAGATAGTGGTAAAGCACTTTGTCAAATGTGTATTTATTATAATATGGAACCAGAAGAAATTAAAAATAAAATTAAATATTTTGTTGTAATTACACCTAATAATTATGATATTTTTCCTGTTAGTACATTAAAATCTAAATTAGATAAAATTGCAATGATAATGGATACTGTTCATATTACTCCATGTAAAGCATATGATAATCCAACAATAAAAAATTTAATAGTATTTTCTGAATCTACATATGAAGGTGTAGAACATCTTAATTGGAGAAATATGGAAGATATGGGAGATATTATAAAAACATTAATAGATAAAGCAACAAAAGACGCAATTAAAGAAATAGAAAATGGAAATAACAATAGACGAGTTGCTTAAAGGAAAAGCAACCAAAATTAAGGAAAAAGCATTTTATCAAACTGAGGCATATGTAACTCCTTTCTTAGATAGAATGCAAAAGATTACTAATGATTTTAAAGTCAAAGTAGAACTTCCAGATCAAATTACTGTAACTCAGAAAGATGATGTGGACTTTGATGATATTACTTATAATAGAGTATGGATTCAAGGTGTTTTACCACAGGAGTATGACATTGAGAATCATCAAGATGTAATCGGAATGGTATATGGATTGGATGTTCGTAAACCAATTGTTAAGTTCTATAGAGGAGGACTTAATAGAGCTTGTTGTAATTTATGTGTTTTTGATCCTTCTTATTTAAAGGTTCAAGAACTTGCTCCAGAAAAAGCTATTAACTTTACTGGATTGGATAATATTATTGAGAAAACTAATGAGATTAAAGACTTTTTAAATTTCTTACATACAACACCATTTTCTCGGGATGAACAAAATATAAACGAAAATCTTGGAATGTGGGTGAGAAATACTCTTGATCTTAATTTTGATAATGGACTTAGTAAAGCTAAGTTGGCAACTTCTATGGCAGTCGATGCCTATAAACTTTTATTTAAAGATGCAAAGTCTCCTTATTTTGTAAATCCTGGAACTAATACTGATATGTTTAGAATTTATAATGCATTTACTGAACTTATTAGTAATAAAGACAAGGATATTATGAATGAATGTGAAAAGACTTTGTTAGTTAAAGATATAATTGGATTAAATGAATACTAATTTTATAAATGTGCTTACTGCTGTTGGAGGTAAGTATTTAAGAAAAGATTCTTATGGAGAAATTCAAGTTAAGAATATTCTTGATAATTTAAATGTTAAATACAAACAGGAAAAATTAATTACAGTTCCAATTTGGGGTAAAGACCGTCTTATTAGAGCTGATTTTTATCTTCCAAAGCAAAACTGCATAATTGAATTTAATGGTAAGCAACATTATGAGTATATGCCAGAATATCATAAAAGTGAAGGTTCTTTTAAATATCAACAAGAAAGGGATGCAGAACTTGAAAAATATTGTTTAAGAAATAATATTAATTTAATGGTATTCCGGTATGAAGATTTCAAGAGTGGAAAAATGAAGCGGGATATTACCAATATGGTAAATATGCAAGGAAAGATGGGAGTTATTGATTTCCCTGAAATTTTATAATTTGGATTATTCAAAATAAAATACTATATTTATATCCTAACAACATTTAATGAGTATGAATATAATTAAAAGAAACGGACAACGAGAAATCGCAAATCCTGGAAAGATAAAGGCAGCAATAAAAGCTGCCTTTTCTGCCTGTGGATACACTTTAGATGAAGAGGTATATGATAAAATTACAAATCATGTACCATTATGGGAAGATATAGTAATAGATGATATTCAAGAACAAGTTGTAGAAACCTTAAGAGAATTTGGATATGATGAAGTTGCAGATGCTTATATAATTTATAAAGCAAAACGTGACGAAGCCAGAAAAATGGTTGAAGACCAAATTAATTTCATGACTAATTATATAAATAGTAATGAAAATGCAGCCTCATCTTCTAATACCGATGGTAATGCTAATATTACTTTAAAGAATGTTTCTAATCTTGAATCTGAAGTTCCAAAAGACAAGAATAGACTTGTTCAAAGAGCTTGGATGAAGAGAGCTTTAAATGAACTTTCTCCAGATTTAGCTAAACAATATGAGAAAGATTTAAAACATCATATCATATACGCACATGATGAAGCTTCTTCTCCAGTAGTAAAGAATTATTGTGAAGCAGTAACTTTATATCCTCTTGCTACCGATGGTACTAGTTCTATGGATGGAACTGGAACTAAACCACCTCAGCATCTTTCTACTTTTGCCGGACAAATTGATAATCTTTTATTCTTATTAAGTGCTCAATGTAAAGGAGCAGTAGCTTTTGGTGAATTTTTTAATTTCTTTGACTACTATGCAGTTAAAGATTTTGGTCCACATTATCATTTAAAATCTGATTTATATGCTGATAGTGAGTATGTAACTAATCGTAAAACTATTGGACAAAAGATTGATCAAATATTCCAACAAATAGTATATTATTGGAATCAACCCGCTGGAAATAGAGGAGCACAAAGCCCGTTCAGTAATATTTCATATTATGATAGTAATTACTGGCATGCTTTGTTCGATGATTTTTGTTTTCCAGATGGAACTAAACCAGAATGGGAGCGTATTGATTGGCTACAAAGAAGGTTCATTCATTGGTTTAATGAAGAAAGGACCAAAGTACTACTTACTTTCCCTGTTGAAACAATGGCACTTCTTACTGATGGTAAAGATGTTATAGATAAGAGTTATAAGGATTTAACAGCAGAAATGTGGTCTAAAGGACACAGTTTCTTCTTATATATGTCTGATAATCCTGATAATCTGGCGTCCTGCTGTCGACTCCGTAATGAAATTCAGGACAATGTATTCAGTTTCACCAATGGGTTAACAGGAGTTCAGACAGGTTCTTGTAATGTAATTACTCTTAATCTTAATAGAATTGTACAGGATTGGGTAAGATCTAGATATGGAATTACTGCTAGACGTCCTCTGAAAGTAACTGATTATGAGTACTTTGCAGAATACTTATCTGAAATAGTAGAAAGAGTTCAGAAATATCATATAGCATATAAACACAATCTTTATATGTTTGAAAAAGCTGGACAATTTACAGCTTCAACAGCTGGTTATATTAAAATGGACAAACTTTATTCTACTATTGGTCTTAATGGAATTAATGAAGCTGCCATGTTCTTAGGAATGAAAGTTTCTTATAATGAAGAATATAAAGACTTTTGTAGACTTATTACAGGAACTATAAGTGAGCTTAATAAGAAAAATGGTAAGAAAGGATATCTATTCAATACAGAATTTGTTCCCGCAGAATCATTAGGTTCTAAGAATTTTATGTGGGATAAGAAAGATGGTTACTGGGTTCCGGAAGATGGTAGGGTACTTTACAATTCTTATTTCTATGATGCTCATGATAATACTTCTCCTCTTGAAAGACTTCATATGCATGGAAGAGAATTTACAGAGTTATTAGATGGTGGAGTTGGAGCACATATTAATCTGCAAGACCATCTTTCAAAGAAACAGTATCTGGATTTGATTGATAAAGCGATTGAATGGGGAACTTCTTACTTCACATTTAATATTCCAAATACACAATGTGATGATTGTGGATTTATTAGTAAACAAAGACTTACTAAATGTCCTAAATGTGGAAGTGAACATCTAACTTGGTGGACAAGAGTTATTGGATTCTTACGTCCAACTAAAACATTTGACAAATATAGGAAGATTGAAGAAAGTCAACGAAATTACGCAAAATATGAAATTACTTGATTTTTACGCAGACTGGTGTGGGCCTTGTAAAGTATTATCAAAAACATTTGAACAGTTTAGTGAAAAACATCCAGATGTACCTATTATTAAAATTAATATAGAAGAAAATGAAGAAGAAGCTGAAGCTTGGGGAGTAAGAAATATCCCTTCTGTTTTCTTAATAGATGATACAATACAAGGTACTGAACCTAATTTTATTAGAAAATTCGTAGGAGTTAAAACATTAAAAGATTTGGAGGATTTTGTATATGAAGATAGTTCACGAAAATAATTTACCTTATGATCCAGTAAAAAAAGGAGATTATGAAAATTATGTAGGCATTTCAGAAATGTCTATTACATATGTTCAAGAACCTGATTGTACAGAAGATCAAGATGGAGATTATCAAGAGCTTAAAATTGAAGCCCGAGATGGTGGTGGTGGATTCTTTTTAAATTTAAAAACTAATAGCTGGAGTATAGACAAACCAGAAGATATAACTGAAATTGTAAATGATTTTAAAAAGAGATTAAATGAGAAAATTGGGGATCTTTGATTATTCATCTGGAACTTTACATGTATTTAAAATACCTGATGATGTAGAAGATATAGATGAATATGTTGAAAATAAAGGCTTTAAAGCAGAAAATGTATATTGGATGTTATTAAAACATGTTTTACTTAATTTATGAAAAAGACTTTAATAATTCCAGATGTTCATGGTAGAACATTTTGGATAGAACCCTGTAAATGGGCAGCTGAGAACAATATACCTATAATATTTCTAGGTGATTATTTCGATCCATATGGTTATGAAGGAATTACTCCAGAAATGGCTATTGAAAATGGTAAAAAACTTACTAATTTTGTAAATGAAAATCGTGAGTTATGTATAACATTGGTTGGAAATCATGATTTAGAATATTTAGGTTATCCATGGTTTCCAGAAGGTGGAAGGCATAGTCGTGCATATCAAGACGAAATAATAAATTTATTAACTAGACTCCCACTTCAACTAGCTTATTTAGAAGACAATAATTTATTTACTCACGCTGGAATAAGTACTCATTGGGGAAAAGAATTAGTAGATTCTCCATATTGGGATGATGAAAAAAGTCCAGATGAAAATTTAAATATATTACTTAATAAAGCCTTAGTTGATAAAGAAATGAAAGCTAAAGATTTATTAAGTTATGTCGGATATGCTAGAGGTGGATGGAATAATTCTGGTTCATGTGTATGGGCTGATATGTCAGAAACTATACAATGTAAACCTTTTATGAATTATACACAAATAGTTGGCCACAATCAATTACGAGATGATGATTGTATATATGCTAGAAAATATAGAGGAGAAGACCATTCTAATCTAAATGACATATGGTATTTGGATTGTAGAAGGGCGTTTATAATAGATGAAAATAATGAAATAAAACCTTGGGAATAAAAATGTTTAAATATACTGATACTGAAGTTACATTTAGTGAATTTCCTGATGAAATATCTTTATGTATAAACATAAGTGGATGTCCAATACATTGTGATTATTGTCATAGTAAAGAGTTGTGGCAAAATATAGGTAATATACTTATGTCTACGACTATAATTGATTTAATAAACAATAATCCTGGAATTACTTGTGTTGGATTTATGGGTGGAGCACAGGACGTTTATCATTTGTTAAATCTAGCAATATGTGTTAGGAATAAATTTCCTAATATTAAAATAGGCTGGTATACTGGACAATCTGAAATTCCAGAAATTATTTCAGAAAATCTAGAATATTTCGATTATATTAAAATAGGCCCTTATATTAAAGATAAAGGTGGTTTAGATAATCCAAATACTAATCAAATTATGTACAAGGTTAATCATCTTCCTGATGGAGAATCAACACTAGAAAATATAACTTATAAATTTTGGAAAAATGGAAAACAATAACAATGTTTCAATTAATTTAGGTTTTGCAGGAGCTTTAACTATTGCATTTATAGTATTAAAACTAGTAGGTGTAATTAACTGGTCTTGGATATGGGTACTATCTCCGCTTTGGATTGGTTTTATTTTAGGTTTAGTAATTCTTATAATTATAGTAGCTGCTTGGGCACTAATTCAATGATAGACATTTATATTGTTTATGATGATCCTTCACATAAAGAATTGATAGAAATGATTCAATTTAAAAAACAACCATTTCTTCATTTCTTAAATATGAATACTTTAGAAGGTAGAAAAAAAGGATTTAAACTTAAAGGACAATATGGTGCTAAGAAAAATCCTTTTGTAGTTATAGAAAAGAATGACCAATTACAAAAAGTATTTTGGTCAGAAGGAAAAGATGATGCAATAAACCAATTAATAAAATGGGCGACAGAAAATTAACTTTTGGAAAGTATAAAGGATGGAAAGTAGCTGATTTAATAGTTTCTAATCCGGAATATGTTAAATGGGCAGATAAAAATGTTCCTTACTTTAATACTACCGCAGATGAAAAAAGAATATTATACAGAGATGATAGGTTAAAAGAAAATAAAATAACTAATATCTTATGATAGTAAATGTAAAAAGAATAAATGAAAAAGCAGTATTACCTGCTTATGCAAAACCTGGAGATGCTTGTATGGACATCACAGCAACAGATTTAGAATATGACATAAAGAACGATAGATGGATTTATCATACAGGTTTAGCTTTTGAAGTTCCTCAGGGATATTATATGAGTTTAAGACCTCGTAGTTCTAATACTAAATGTGATTTCTATATAGCTAATGCTCCTGGAACTCTTGATTCTGGATATAGAGGAGAACTTCTAGTAATATTTAAACGTAGAGACAAAATAGCTCTTGAAGATTTTGCTATGTTATTCAAAGGATGTGATCCTAGTGCTGTAATGAATGCTTATGTAAACAGTATGCTTTCTATCTCTCCCTATATTCCTGGAGAAAGAGTATGTCAGTTAATGATTTTACCTTATCCTGAAATTGAATGGAATGAAGTTGAAGAGTTATCTGTAACTGAACGTGGTGAAGAAGGATTTGGAAGTACTGGAAGATGATAGGAAGTCATAACAGTTGGTCATATTTAAAACCAACAAAATGGTGGATGCGTTTATTTGCTTTTACAGCAAAATGTCAAACTTATGATATTAAAACGCAATATAAGGATTATGGAGTTAGAATGTTTGATTTAAGAATTAGATTTAATGAAGACGGTTCTCCAATTATTTGTCATGGATTAATGGAATATAAATACGATATAACTGATTTATATTCTGATTTAAATTGGCTTGATAGTCAAGAAGACGTTACTATAAGATACCTTTTAGAATTAAGAGGAAATTATTGTAATACTGAAGAATGGCAAAGAGAACAATTCATCAAATTTTATGAAAATGCTAAATTCTTATATAGAAAATTAAAATGGGCTGAAGGTAGAGATTTGCCTGATTTTGATAGACTAATATTCGATATTCCAGAAATAAATATTGTAGAAAAATATAGTTCTGTTTGTCCTCCTAGAATTATTGATGATTGGTGGCCTTGGTTATATGCAAAATTGCATAATAAAAAGAACAAAGAAAAGTACGAAAATGACAATTGTTATTTACTAATTGATTATGTTAACATTTGAAGAATTTAAAGAACAAATTGACTTAATTAAAGCAGTTCATGAAAATTTAGATGAATTAAATAAGTTACATTTTGATATATTTGATACTGATTTAATTAATAATTGTCTAAGAATCTTTGATAATTTTATACTTTCACATTTCACTGAAGAAGGTTCCGATTTAGTATTTTGGTGGTTATATGAAGACGTTAAAAAAGTACTTTATGAAACTATTGCTCCAGACATATTTAATGGGGAACCAAAAAAGATTGAAATTAATATTGAAAAAATAGAAGATTTGTGGGCATATATGATTAAATATAAAAAAGTATATTTTAAATAATGGATTTATTTAATCAAGAACCAGATAAATCTCTAGTTTATTTAATTTCTCGTGATGCTAAAGGTAAAATAAGATGTATTAAAACCGAATACCAAAAAATAACAGACGGCTATGTAATATATCGTTTTACTTGGCAATTGGGAGGAAAAAATACTAAACAACCTGATATTTTTATAACTAAAGGTAAAGCAAAGAGAACTGTTCAAGAACAAACTCAATTACAGTTTGATGCTATAGTTAAAGAATATAAAGACAAAGGTTATAAAGAAGTAGAAAACAATCCCGAAGAAATGGATATAAAGACTCTGGAAGAAATTCTTCCAGAGTTTTCTACTGATGCTAGAGGGATACGTAAGCCTATGCTTGCTAAACCTGCAGATAAAGTTAAGAAATCAGTTATAGACAATTTAAAATATTGGTATGCCAGTAGAAAAATCGATGGAGTACGATGCTCAATGTTCTGGGACGGCTCTAAAATACGAACTGGATCACGTGGAGGTGGGCACTACGATTACTCGACAACTCATATTACGCAACATCCTGTTTTAATTGAATATTTCAAAAAACATCCTGATATAATACTTGATGGAGAACTTTATAAACATGGTAAATCATTACAACAAATCAGTGGAGCAGCAAGACTTGAGAAAAATGCTGTAGATTGTGAATGGTTACAATATTATGTTTATGATATAATGATTCCAGATGTTCCTTTTAAAGAAAGATTAAAATCTCTTATAGAATTTGCTAAAGAAGTTCACATAGGATTTGATCCATATCATGATTTTGGTAAAGATGGTCTACAAGTTCAAATAGTACCTCAAACTAAAGTACATGGATATGAGAATATTATGAATCTTCATAACAAATATGTAGAAGAAGGCTTTGAAGGAGTAGTATGTAGAGATCCAAATGCTAATTATGAATTTGGTTCTAGGAAGAATTGTATGCTTAAATTCAAAATGTATCAAGATTCTGAATTTAAAGTAATTGATTATGAATTAGGTTTAAGGGGTGTAGAAGATATGGTATTTATATGTGAAACTCCAGCTGGAAATATCTTTAAGGCTAAGCCAATGGGTAGTAAAGAAGTAAAAGAAGAGTATGTTAGAAACTTTGAATCTTCTTATAAAAATACTTATGCTACTATTAAATATTTCTATTATTCTAATGGAGGAAATATAAATACAGGGGTTCCTCTTCAACCTTGTTTAAAAGCGTTTAGAAACAAAATTGATATGTAATATGAAAATAAAATTTAAAGAAACTATTATTATAGTATTTGTAATCTTATTCGGAATTAGTGAATTAAATACTTATACTCAGATTCAAAGAGTCAAAGAGAATCAGAAATGTTTAATTGAATGTGTAGAATATGTAGATAGTGTTGTAAGAGATATGCGTTTTGGAACTGGTGATTATGCAGCAGTAGATACTAGTTTTGTAGATATATCAGAAGTAGCAGTAAAAGATACTGCTGAATATAACGCTTATATGAGAGGAGAGAAATAATTATGATGGTTCATAAATCAACTAGAATTAAAAATGGGAAAAGTTAAAAGCTGATGGAAATTCCAAAAAAATTTAAAATTGGAGGACAAGTTTTCCAAATAAAATTATTAGACCAAGTTAATAATGGAGATTCTTATGGTGATTTCAGTTATTGCCCTGCAGAAATTAGACTTGCTACTAAATATGAAGATAATGGATTAAAAGAAATTCCACATAATCAGATGTTAAATAATTTCTGGCACGAAGTTTTTCATTGTTTTAATTATATGTGGAATACGGAAACAGATGAAGCATTAGCACAAACTTTTGCTAATTTTATGTGTGAATATGAAGAAAGCAAAGAAATCTAAAGAAATTCCAGAAATTAAAATAGTAAGGAGTCCTGGAGTTTTTAATATAAGAATACTCGGTCCTGACGGTAAGGTTCGAGGTAAAAACGGAATGGACAAAACACAGGTTTTTGATTTCTATTTCGTAGGATTAGATAAAAATCTACAAGGACTTCGTGAAAAATTTGGAAATATAAATGATACTTTTGCAGAAAGTATATTAGAAAAATATAAAACTATTTATAGTAAATATAAATTTAAGTATCAATATGTAGATAGTTATGGTCATTTATGGGAAGGAAAATGTGCTAAACCTTCTGATAAATGGGCACTTGAATATTTAAAAAAGAAAATAAATGAAAGCAAATGAAATTTTTACCATGTCTAAAGATGGTAAATCAGAATATTGTTGTAATGTTGTAAGAATTGGTGAAATTAAACCAATTGAAGGAAAGGATAAAATAGCTATTACCATCATAAATGGAGAAACTATTGTTATTAGAAAAGACCAAGTTAAAGAAGGAGACGTTATGTTCTATGCTTCTAATGAGTGTCAATTAAACGCAATGTTTCTATCTAAGAATAATCTTTATGAAATTGGAGAACGTGAAAGAAACTCTAATGCTGCTGAGGTATGTGCTTTAATGGATGAAGGTAAAGTTCAGGAAGCTAAATCTAAGGTAGGTTATTTTAATAAACATGGTCGTGTTAGAATGATTCGTCTTGGTGGAGTTCTTTCTATGGGTTATCTTTTTAGTAAAGAAGAAGTAGAAAAATTCTGTCCAAAAGTAGCAGATGTAAATATTGAGGATATTATTAATAAAGATTTCGATACAATTGACGGAGAACTATTTGTCAAAGCATATGTTCCTCCAGTTAAGGAACAAAGAAGTGGTGGAGGTAGAGGTGCAAAAGTAACTCGTAAAGCTGAAAAGAAATTTGATAGACTTGTACCAGGACAATTTGCTTTCCACTATGATACCCAGCCTTTAGCTAAGAATATGTATCGAATCAATCCTGATAATGTAGTTGATATTTCTGTTAAGTTACATGGAACATCTGCAATTATAGCTAATGTTAAAACAAAGATTCCTATCAAGCTGCCTTGGTATAAGAGATTTATAAATTGGTTTAAAGCAGAAACATTCCCAACTTTCTATATTGATTATGGTGATGTATACGCTTCTCGTACAGTAATTAAGAATAAATCTATTAATAAAAATCAAGGTGGTGGATATTATAACACTGACATTTGGGGAGAATATAATGAACTTCTGAAAGGTAAGCTTCCAAAGGATACTACTATTTATGGAGAAATCTGTGGTTATCTTACAGGATCTCAGTCTATGATTCAGAAAGGATATGATTATGGTTGTAAAGAAGGTGAAAACTTCTTAATGATTTATCGTATTACTACTAATCTTGATACTGGTAA